ACGGAACTTATTAAAGGAGATTTAACAAAGGTGCTTTCTAGTTTAGGAAGCGCAATTCCTAAAATTACAACTCTAGATAAAAATTTATCGATAGGAGCTACGGATCTACTTTCGAGCGCAAAAACTATTGTTAGTGGTGCTCTTGAAAATTTAACTTCGGGTTCTGGTACTACAGTAGATTTGAAAGGAGCAATGAAATTTGCTAATAGCGCAGTAAAGTCTGCACAATCTGAATTATCCAAATTAGGAGGAGCATTTAATTCAGTATCGTCTACAGTAGATAGTGCTTTGAAATCTCTTGTTAGTTCTGGAAATAATTTGATAACAGGAGTTTCTAAAGTTCCAAAATTTGATATTTGCAACGCAATCCCCAATTTGCAAGTTGTGAATGGTGTGGTTAAAGAAATACCTACGCCTACTATCAAACCAACTTTAGATTCTGCGGAGCCAGAATCACCAATACCAGCACCAACGCTGGCTACACCAGTATTAGATGATCGATTTGCATTTCCATGGTGGACAGTTGAAATGAGAGATGAAATACAGGCACTAACCGCTCCGAAAAATGATGATGGTGTATACAAGAAAAAAACTCACTATATTCCTCTGGATACAAATTGGCCGGACTCGTATGAAAAAGCGATAAAAATATTGGAATCACCAAAAAAAACAATAAGTGATTATGTAGCTCTTAATCTTTCCGATCTTTCTACTCAACAGATGCAATATTTTATAGCCACACAAAAGCACATTAATACTATACAAAGAGAGCTTTATAGTATGGATAATTTTTACAGATATAGAGTCAAAAATAATTTAATAGACCGGCTAGAATAAGTAATAAATAGGTCAAATTAAGGAAAAATATGGCACGCCAAACGAATACCATTGCATACAAAGATTTTGATCTTGCTATGAGAGCACATCCAGTTACTGGTAAACTCTTTGTCAAGAAAAATGATGACTCTTTAATACAAGCCATTAAAAATTTGATAATGACTAATCAATACGAAAGACCATTTCGATCGGATTTTGGATCAAGCATCCGTGAGCAATTATTTGAAAATTATAGTTCTGCAATGGAAACTTCCATCAAATATAATATAGAAACTGCTATCAAAAATTATGAACCAAGAGTCGAACTTCTAGATGTCCAAATCGTTGGAGATCCAGATAGGAATAGATTGAGCGTCAGTATTATATTTCGTGGAAAAAATTCAACAAATATTTCTGAAGCGAATATTTCGCTCGATAGGATAAGATAATGCCCGCTAATACCTCTATCTCAGTAACTGGATTATCTTTTGATACTATTCGCGCAAATCTACGCGACTTCATAAAAGCTAAATCTGAATTCGCAGACTTCGATTACGAAGATTCTGCCATCGGTTCTATTTTAGATCTTCTCGCATACAACACGTATTACAACGCATTTTATGCAAATATGGCTGCGAATGAGAGCTTTTTAGAATCAGCGCAGCTATATGACAGCGTTGTATCTCATGCAAAAGCCCTAGGATATAGACCAAGATCTGCGCAGGGCGCAACAGCTAATGTCAGGATATCTTTTACAAATCCTGCCACATTCGCTGAAAGAAGTTTAAACATAACAAAAAATTCACAATTTACAGCTTCTATAAATGGCGTTAGTTATATTTTCGTTACTCCAAAATCTTACAGTATTGCTGCAAATTCTACAAATGGTTTTAACGGTTATATCAACATAGTTGAAGGAACGCCTTTAACTCATAGATTTCTTTATACTGCAGCAAACACATCTTTCGTTTTACCCAATGTGAATGTGGATACATCAAGTATCACCATCTCAGCAACAGTTGGTTCAAATAATCAACCTTTCATTCGCGCGGATGATATATTTTCTGTAAACTCAATTTCTAAGGTGTATTTTTTAGATGCGGATAGAGGAAATTTATACAAGGTACATTTCGGAGATGGAGTTTATGGCGCAGCGCCAGATAATAATAGCACAGTCACAGTTAATTATCGCGTATGTAATGGAACTCGTGGAAATGGTGCCAATCAATTTACTGGACCAGGAACTTTAGGTGGAAAGAGTTCATATAGTATATCTGTTGCTGAAAGAGGCTCTGGAGGCACATCACAAGAACCTATAGACTCAATTCGTTTTAATGCACCACGAGCATTTCAAACCCAAAATAGAGCTGTATCTAAGAATGATTATTCCTCTTTGATTTTAAGTTTGAATCCCGATCTAGCTGCTGTAAATTCTTGGGGCGGAGAAGAAAACATGCCACCCATATATGGAAAAGTCTACGTTGCAGTAAAACCATCAGTCGGAACTTTAATTTCTACTGCTAGAAAATCATTAATCATAGAAAAAATAAAAGAATATAATGTTCAATCTATTGATGTTGTGATTGTGGATCCAACCTACCTATACATAGTTCCTACCATAACAATACGATACAATCCAGCAGATACTGAACTGAGTGGGTCTGATATCGGAAATCTTGTTAAACAAAAAATTATTGCATATGAAACAAGCAATCTCAATTTATTTGCCAAAAAATTTAGATTTTCTAAATTTTTAGATTACATATCAAATGCTGAATCTTCTATTGTTGGCGCAACGGCAGGAATTCTTATGCAAAGAAAATTTGCTCCTTCGATTGTTAGAGCCGACGACTATGTTTTGTCGTTCAATCAACAAATTAGAAGACTAGGAGATTCTAAAAAAGTCATTACTGATCTATTGTATGGATACGTATCCTCTTCACAATTTACTTATAAAGATAGAGTTTCATATTTTGATGACGATGGTTTTGGAACTCTTAGGATTTATTATGAAGATCCGATTAGCGGAAAAAGAATATACACTAATTCTACTGCGGGAGAAGTAGACTATGAATTAGGAGTTGTATACATTTATAGTTTTCTACCATCAGAAATATTTGGAGAAATTGCATTAGATGCACGACCTGTATACGAAGACGTGGCTCCAATAAGAAATCAAATCTTATTGATCGATGGAGCTTCTATACGTGTGGTCAATGACGAGTCTAATAGAGTTGAATCTATAATTACATCAATCGACACTATTGGATCCACAACTTCATTAAGTTCTGTTACCTCATCAGCTCTTGGTTTAGTGACATATTGATATGGCTATATCCGGAGCAAATGAAGTCTATAAGAAGATATCCCCTCTTGTAGAACAACAATTTCCAGAATATATTCGTGAGAATGGACCACGATTTGTTGCTTTTATGGAAGCGTATTATGAGTATTTGGAGCAATCTGGAAAATCAATAGATGCAATACGAACTCTTAAAGATAATCAGGACATAGATAGAACCGTTACAGAATTCGTAGAATATTTTAGAAAACAATATGCACTGAGTATACCAAAAACAGCTCTGGCCGATAAACGACTTATCGTAAAACATATTCGTGAATTTTATCGTTCTCGCGGATCTCAAAAATCATTCAAATTTTTATTTCATATTTTATTTGGCGCAGATGTAAATTTTTATTATCCAGGCGAAGACGTTCTTCGCGCTTCTGACGGACGGTGGATTAGAGAAACAGTATTGACTGTTGAAAAGCGAACTGGAATATTGACTGATCTAGACGGTAGAGTAGTGACAGGACAGACTTCTGGATCTATTGGGCGTGTTCAGGGAATTCTTACTACAATTAATTTAGGTATAGAAGTATTTACATTAACTGTAGAAAATACTTCTGGAACGTTCGTAGATAAAGAAATCGTTTCTGATGGATTCGGAAACACTGTTACAGTTCGAGCCGGAATTGGTGGTCTCACTTCTCAAACAATAACCAATGGTGGAGCTTTTAATGTTAAAGGAGATTCACTATCATTAGTCGGAACAACCAGCGGCTCAGTTGCAGAAGGACTCGTATCATCAATTGAAAATACTCCAGGCTCTCTGACGTTTAGAATCAGTAAGGGCGGAGCTGGATATAGAACTGGAGTTAACTCAAGATTCACGTTTGGTGTAATTTCTTCAACAGTTCCAGTAGTCACTCCGATACTTGAAGTTATTTCTCTTTCTAACACATCAACAATCACAATGTTTAGTGATACAATTGGTCCTGTTAGAAATGTAGTATTGAATGGAAACTTACCAACATCAAACGTAGGCCTGAGCTTTGGTTCTCTTGGAACAAATTCTGCAATATTAAGTTCAAATATTGCAATAGCTAATGTGTATAGCAGATTAAATAAAGCATTAAAAGTTGGTCCAGTTACCATTGGATCGATTAATGCTATCTCTATCATATCACCAGGTTTTGGTTATGATACATTTCCAACAGTTACTGTTGTGGATCAAGATATTGCATATCAATCAAATACAGCGATTCGTGGAAACGATGCCGTAATCGCGGTAGATCGCGCTCCTGGCACAATCACTGGTATTACAATCACTTCGGCAGGAACTGATTTTATTCTTGGCGAAAAAGTAAATATAACAAATTCAAGATCTGGAAATTCTGTTAGCAATTTGGCAAACACAACAACCACAGATACTTCTACACCGCCTGGAATTAAAAGACACGTATTAAATAGAGTATATAACGGAAACACTTTTGTTACATCTGTTTCTGGTATTAGAACACTTACCGGGCGATATTTAGGCACGAAAGGATTTTTAAGCTGGAATAATAAAATTCAGGATAGTGATTATTATCAGGAATTTTCATATGCAATAAAATCATCTGTTCTAGTTGACAAATATCGTGACGTAGTGCAAAATCTTTTGCACCCTGCTGGAACGAAAATGTTTGGGACATATGAGATAACTTCTGTACCAAATATGCAAGTCACTGTTGCATCTTCTGTTCCACAATCAATATTCCAAGATAATTTCTTACCGTATATGCTAGAAGATAACACGGGATATTTACGCATAGAAAATCCAGTTGCTAGATTTTTACTAGAAGATGATTCGGGCGACGCTTTAATTGCTCAAAATTCTGATGATTTGATTGAAGAAAAATTTGACACAAATTTCGTATCTTACATTCAACGAGAGCGTTCTGATTCAGCTTTCTATAAACCACTAATAGAATCAATTACTCCAACAGATAGCTTCATTGGTGGAATTAACGTGGTTGCGTCTATTTATGAAACTTCTACCCCTGCTGACATTTTCGTGTCAATTGTAACGAAAGATGTCGTTCTTCAAGAATCCGGTGGAACTCCGGTCGACAGAGAAACAGCTGTGTATACTGGTCCAGGTTCTATTCTAGAAGCTTCTATACCTGATGATCTAGAAACAGCTGTGTATACTGGTCCAGGTTCTATTCTAGAAGCTTCTACACCTGATGATCTAGAAACAGCTTCGTCCAATCGAATTGGTTCTGTTCTAGAAACGGGAGGAACAATAGTTGATCTAGAAACAGCTCAGTGGAATTCATTAGCATCAGTTTCCGAAACTTCTACACCTGCTGATCTAGAAATAGCTCAGTGGAATTCATTAGCATCAGTTTCCGAAGATTCTACACCTGCTGATCTAGAAACAGCTGTGTATACTGGTCCAGGTTCTATTCTAGAAGCTTCTACACCTGATGATCTAGAAACAGCCGTGTATACTGGTCCTGGTTCTATTCTAGAAACAAGCGGAACAGCAACAGATTCGCAGATAGCTGTATATACTGGACCTGCTTCTATATTAGAAACTGCTGGATTGGTTTCCGATAGACAAACCGCTCTGATATTTAAACTTGCAACAACGACTGGACAACCTGATGGATATGTAAGAGTTGTATATGGCAATACACAGATATCTGCGTTTAGCACGGATACTGTGAATATATTCAAAGCTGTTCAGCTTCAAACTATGACTGATTTGAACGGAATCCCAAGACTTGTTCTAGTAACTCCTCCTGATAGAGGACGTAATCTAGATCGTCAAGCGAATGGAAACTTTGGAAATGGCACAATTGTATCTTCAACAATAGTGAAGATTATACCAGCGATAGTTGGCGGCGCAAATACAACTCTCTATACTGTTGCAACAATCTACTCCAATAGCTTCTTGACTCTAACGTCAGATTACATACCAACGACAGCAAATGCACAAATGTATTGGGGATCGTAAATATATGAAATATCACGTATAAATAGGAAATAGTATTAAAGCAATACATTATCTTATCGCAAATAAAGGAAAAATTATGTCTTCAGAAATTGCAATTTCAAAAGATGCTTTCGCTGCATCAGTAACACGTGGAGCAAGTTCATCGGAAGCTGTATCTCCTGCTGGATATTATGTGACCGAATGTTACGACAAAGATGGTAATCTAAAGTGGTCAGATTATATTAAAAATGTCGTAACTGACCAGGGGCGTAATCATATGCTCGGAGTTCAATTTAGATCTACAACCCAAGTGACTGCATGGTATATTGGTCTGATTAGTTCATTAAAAGGCGCTAATAACTATGCAACAGTTGCTAATACAGATACTCAAGCAAGCCATAGTAATTGGGGTCAATGTAATAGTAATAATGCACCAAATTTCAGTCAGACCTCGCTTCGTCAAGTCACATTTGCAGCTGCTGCATCCAAAGCAATTGCTTCATCTAATGCTACTGTATTTTCGATTTCAAGCTCAGGTACCGTTAAGGGTGCATTCTTAACTTCAAATCCAAATAAGAGCAATGCTGGTGTTGGTCCAACAACTGGAACACTATATTCTGCTGGGCTTTTTTCTGCAGGAGATAAAATTGTTTCGAGCGGAGACACATTGAACGTATCGTATACAACAGTTCTTGGCGGATAATTAATGGCTTCGTTGGTAACATCGCATTTTCGCATACATAACGCGATTCAATTTCTTGAGTCATTTTCAGAAACTAATCCAAACATTTATTATTTGTTTGCGGGGAAAAGTTATGCTTATGCGAATGATGCGACACCACCAACACCTGTAGATTCTTATGATTCTACATATTACGATTTTTGGCGTGATATTATTGGGCTTAAACGAATTCAAGTTTCAGATGTAACGCATTGTATTCCGCGTTTCAATTGGACCGCAAATACAGTTTATACCCAATACACCTCAAATAATGCTTCTCTGAGTGGTTCGCCATTTTATGTTATGACTTCGCAAGACAATGTATATAAATGTATTGACAATAACTTTGGTGCATATTCTACTGTAGTTCCTACTGGAACAAGCACATCTATTATTTCAACTGCAGATAATTATAGATGGAAATTTTTATATACAGTATCTGCTGGCGAGAAAAATAAGTTTTTAACGAATCAATTCATACCAGTAAAAAATATTTCAGCTAATGATTCTAGTGCGCAATGGATTGTTCAACAAGCAGCTGCTAATGGTTCAATAGAACATATACAAATTACTGCGAACGGAAGTGGATATCTTTCTACTTCAAATGTTTTTTCTTCTATATCAAACTCTACAGTTTTTGTTCTTGGAAGTAATGCTATCGGAACAGATGATGCATATGTTGGATCTTCCATAATGATCACTTCTGGAAAAGGATCTGGCCTTGGTGGATCGTTAAGAAAAATTATAAATTATGTTGGTACTACCAGGGCATTGACGGTAAATACTGCATTTACGATAACTCCGAATACAACGTCGACTTATTCTATAAGTCCAACAGTTACAATATCTGGAGACAGTGGAACAACAGAAACAAAACGCGCGACTGCTTGGGTATCGAATACGGTTGGTGGTCAAGTTAGAAAAATTTCTATGATAAGAGTTGGTGCAAATTATTCTAGCGCAAACGTAGTGATTTCTGCAAATACTTCTCGTGGGTCCGGCGCAAAAGCAATCCCTATTATATCACCAGTGCGGGGGCATGGATCAAGTCCAGTTAATGAGTTGTTTGGCAAATATATAATGATGAACGTTCAACTAAAAGGCGCAGAATCAAATACTTTACCAACTAATAATGATATTAGAACAATTGGAATTATTCGCGATCCTTTATTGAGAAATGGTTCTGCAGCAAATACTTCCGTCATTGATCAAACTCATAGAATTACAGTCAACGTGGTTTCTGGTGATTTTACGACAGATGAAGTTATAAGAGGAAATCAAAGTGGCGCTAAAGGGCGTTTAGTTTATTTTGCAAACACCAATAGTTCTAGAACTAAAGGCGTATTGAAATTGATTCGATTAGTTACAAGTGGTATCGGACAAAGTTTTGCAGAAGGCGAAACTGTTCAAGGAGTAACTTCTGGATATACAGCAAATGTTATCTCATATATAAGACCAGCATTGAAAGAATATACTGGCGTTATTATTTACAATGAAAATAGAGTTCCGATCACTAGAGCATCTGATCAGCTCGAAGATGTTAAAATCGTTTTAAGTTTTTAAGAGAGAAAATAAATGGTTTCTTCAAATAATGTAACGATTTCAACTAATCTAAATACAGCCCCGTATTACGACGATTTTGATGAATCGAAAAATTTTCATCGTATTCTTTTTAGACCGGGTCTTGCGGTTCAAGCACGTGAATTAACACAACTTCAATCTATACTACAAAACCAAATTGATAGATTTGCTTCCCATATTTTTAAAGAAGGAAGCGTTGTTAGTGGATGTGAAGCGCACTTAGATAGAGAAATTTATTATATAAAATTGCGTGATAACAATGCGTCGGGAGAAGCAGTTCAGTTAGATCAATATATTGGGAAAACAATCACTGGCGCAAATCAAAAAGTCAAAGCTCTTGTTTTAGACTATGGTGTAGGTGCAGAAGCAAATACACCAAACTTCAAAACGCTGTTTGTAAAATACATCAGCGGAAATACCTCCGGCACTAGTTATTTTGCTAACGGAGAAGTCATCACAGCTTCCGGTGGATTATCAGCCAATTTAATTGCTGCATATTCTGGCGGCGTAGGAAGCAGAATAACAATTAATTCTGGTATCATTTATTCGAAAGACCATTTTATCAGAACTGATGCACAAAATTTAGTTCTAGAAAGATATTCGATATACCCAACATACAGAATCGGATATAATGTAGAAGAAAGTATCGTAAATGAAGCAGATGATACTACGCTTCTAGATCCAGCAGCAGGCGCGTATAACTACGCAGCGCCTGGAGCAAGCAGATTTAAAATGTATGCAGTTCTTGCAAAAAAATTCATAACATCTTCTACTTCAAATAACTTCGTTGAATTATTGCAAATTAAAAATGGAATAATTCAAAATCAATCTACAAAGCCAGAATATGCGGCAGTAAAAGATTACATGGCCCAAAGAACTCGTGACGAGTCGGGCGATTATGTAGTTCGTGGATTACAAACTAGACTTCTACCGCATTACGATACTGGAAACAATCACGGCGTATTTACTTCAGAATTAGGTGGAAATACTTCTCTTATAGCAGTCAATATCGATCCAGGTAAGGCGTATGTGAAGGGTTATGACATTGAAACAATAACCAGTTCGACATTAAGTTTGGAAAAGGGGATCGACTACAAAGCTGTTAGCAGTGGCACTATTCTCGCAGACTATGGAAATTATGTTTATGTAAAAAATGTAATGGGTAAGTGGGATATCAATGCACAAGGTATCGTTTCTCTGCGAAGTGCAAATACTGCTAATAGCGGTATAGCTACAGTCAATGGTGGAGCTGGTGGCGGAACGATGGCAATGCCTGGATCTGAGTTAGGAACTGCAAGAGTTAAAGGAATTCAGCGTTATACTGGAACTGGCGGAACGCGCGAAGCAATATACAAACTATATTTAACAGATATCAAAATCACATCACCAAATAGATCGTTTGCGGATGTAATGAGTGTTTGTTATGCAGCAGGAACCCAGATAGCAAATACAACTCTAACAACGGGGCGGTCAGATATATGTTCTGAAATTGGAGCCAAGGCCACTGGTAAGAGCGCAAATACTACAGATCCTTCGTATGATTATTCTGTATTCAAGATACCTGCAAAGGCTCTAAAAAGAATAAGAGACACAAGTGGCAACATCACTACAGACTTTTCATTCTACAAATCATTTGATATATCATTTTCTACTGCTGGAACTTCTTCTGTCGATACAACAGTAGCGAGTGAAACATTTTCTGGAAGTATTGGTGCATTAAGTTCTACTCAGAAAAAAGAATATTATGTTGTTAGCAGAGGAACGGCAAATACTGCAAATTTAACTGGAACTGTTACTATCACTAATGGAAGTGCTTCTGTTACTGGAAGTGGAACTGCATTTACAACTCAGTTAGTTCCAGGTGATGTTATATCTACAACAGCTGCAGGATAT